GTCGATTAATCACCCTTACTTCCCTCCGTCGCTCGCGATGGCACCGCACCGTGCGGTGCCTCAACCGTGACTGGTACGTCCTCCCGGACGGTACACGACACCACGCAGGGTGTCTCCCAGTACACGGACGCGCCTGGCAGCCAAACCAGGTCCGAGCCTTAAGCTCGTCGGCGCTTGGAAGGGTTTCGTGGATCAAAGGCCTCACGGCCCACGACCCTGCTTCCCACCTCGACTGCACCTATGCCGGGGGAGACCCGAAACTCCGGCGGGACCACAAAGTAGCCGCGCTGGATTTTAGAGAGGAAGGCCTGAAGACCCTTCTCAATGTTCCGAGCTCTGTCGGTCAACTCGGGGTACGGTACTAACGCATTCACTCGCGTGAGCGCGTTCTCGATGCCCTTGCTGACGTTACGGACAGTCAGCGCCCAGGTACGTGCCGGCTCAAAGCCACGGCACAAGTCAAAGGCAGACCGGAGCCTGCCATATAACTCACGCTCAAACTCTTCGAGCGTATACCGCCTCACCGGCGCTGACGACTCCCCGTGTTGAGGAACGTCCCATGCGCGAATCTCATCAGAGACCCAAGAGTCAAGGTCTTCGTGTCTTGCGACACTCCGACCCGACCAGGGACCCTGAAGGGAAGACAGGGCAACGACACTCTTTATGCCCTGTGACATACTCACACGTAAAGCCCTGACCCAATGGGGCCTAAGGGTCTTCAGTGCGGATGAAACTTGAGCTGGAGTGCCGGGGAAACCCGGCCCGCCAAATTCACGGGGGACGTAGGGGTTCAAGCCGTAGGCACGCAACTGTTGGAAAGCAGTTGCGTATACCTTCGCCACCAAATACGGCACACCTGGGGCCGAGGCCAAACCAGGACCGCGAGCGAACATCGGAATCTCTTCCGACCCGCGAGTAAAGACCCGCGAAGTTCCCATCAGGGAGCCGACGCTGACGGTATCGTGCCACACAAGGCGGCCGTCTTGGACCGCGCAAAAGCGCTCGACCAAGCAACCGGCGAACCGTGACAGTGTGTCCTTGGACTCACTCACAGAACCGCCGGTCTCCCGAAGCAAAGCGTCATACCGTTGGCTTTCCAAGAGGGAACCAACGGCACCGAGGTCGTCACCGACAACACGGATCCGATCTGACGGGAACGCCTGCGCTGCCAACCAAAGGTTGAACAGACACAGGACAGGCCACGAAGGGCCAGCCCCCATCAACGGGCAGCCATTGGTCAAATAGCTGCCCCCTCGGCGCGGAGACACAACCATAGGGTTGGTGAACACGCGCAACGCTTGCTCCACAGAGGTGCCCTGCAACCCCTGGC